CCAATGGCCAGGACAAACCGACGACGGCAAGAAGTGGAACGACAGTGGCCGTAATAAGCCTGCGTTCCCCTGGGACGGTGCGTCCGACACTCGCATACCGCTAGCCGATGAGGTCATCAACGGGATGGTGGATCTGTGCTCGACTGCCTTCTGGCGCTCAATGCTCCGAGTCAGCCCCACCAACGTCAGCCAGCTCGACCAGGCTGTGACCGCCCACAACCTGATGGACTGGACTGTGAATGCGAAGATGTACAACGACCTGACCCGGGACGTTGAGTTGCTGTCGCAGTACCTGTGGACCTACGGCTGGGCCGGCGTTCACATCACCTGGCAGCAGGAGATGGGGCAGAAGGAGCAGTACCTGACCATGGACCAGGTGATGGCACTGGCCGCCCAATCGCCAGAGGGCTCGGTTCTGGCTGACTTCCCCAACCTCATTGCCAACCCCGAGGCCGATGACCAGTCCGCGGAACTGATCATGGCTGCCTTTCCCAACTTAAAAAAGCGCCGGGCACTGAAGGCTGTGCGTGAGTTGCGTGACCAGGGCGAGTGCGACTTCCCGGTGCCCACCATGGTCACCAACAAGCCGATGGTAGCAGCCCTGGCGCCATGGGATGAGCTGACGTTCCCCCCGGAGACCACCGACATCCAGAGTGCCCGGGTGGTGTTCCGCCGCTACTACATGACCGAGGCCCAGTTGCTCAACAAGGTGAAGACCGACGACTGGGATGAGGAGTGGGCGCAGGAGGCCATCAACACGATGGGCCGGTTTAGCAACTACGCGGACTATTCCTACACCAGCGGCCTGGCTAACAACTCGGTCATGGACCGTGAGAACCTGATCGAGATCGTGTACGCCTATCAGAAGTCGATTGATGAAGACGGTGTTCCGGGAGTGTTCTACACGGTGTTCAGTCCCCAGGTAGGCGACAAGTGGGGCTACTTTGAGGCCTTGGACTACGGGCACGGGCAGTATCCGTTTGTGATCTGGCGCTCCGAGATGATCCATCGGCAGATTTGCGAGAGCCGCGGTGTGCCCGAGGTGTGCATGACCTGGCAGGAGGAAGTGAAGGCCCAGCGCGATAGCATCTTCGATTACACTAGCCTGGCCACATTGCCTCCCATCGAGGTGCCCAAGACTCGGGGCGGTAACCTGAAGATCGGGCCGGCCATCCAGATCCCGGTGCTACGCCGCGGCGAGATTGGGTTCCTACAACCGCCTGCCCGTGAGCCTGGAGTGGCATTCCAGCTCATTGAGGCTGTAATGGCGCAGACCGACAGGTACTTCGGCAGGCCCACCGAGAAGGTGGCTCCTGCTGTGACCCAGATGCGGCAGCAGCGCATCATCAACAACTGGCTGCATGGTTGGACCGAGGCCTTCCGCCAGGTGCTGACGTTGACCCTGCAATATGTGGGGCCCGAAGAGATCCAGCGCGTGACCGCTTCGCAGACTGCATTGCCTCAAGACATCCAAGACTTCGATGTGATGCTGAAGTTCGATGTCCGGGAGCTCTCGACCGACTTGGTCACCGAGAAATTGAAGGCTATCAGCACCCTGGTGCTGCCTCTGGACACTGCCGGCGTCATTGACCGCGCTAAGTTGATCTCTGTGGCGCTCCGGGCCATTGATCCGAACCTTGCAAGCGAGCTGGTGATGCAACAGGGGCCTGCAAGCCAGAAAATGTTCAACGAAACCAACGATGAGTTGGCGCTGATAAGCCTCGGGAACCCTCCGCAATTGCGCGAGAACGACCCTACGGCAGCGATGCGGCTGCAATTCAGCCAACAGGTGCTCCAGAGCAATCCGAAGTACCAGCAACAGCTCCAGCAGGACCAGTTGTTCCAAGCTAACCTGCAGAAATACATCGAAAATCTGCAATTCTCGGTTCAACAGCAGCAAAACGCCGTGACCGGACGCCTAGGAGTTCAACAATGAGACTTTCAGACGCTAAAATCCAAGAGGCCTTCGTTTCAGCGGGGGACAATTCACCGCTAATGGCCGCGTTGCTGCAAATGCTGTCGGACATGATTGAGTCCGAGGTGTTGAGTTGCGTGCAGTCCGATTTAACGGACTCAGGAAGGGCTTACAACTGTGGTAGAGCTTCTTCACTCAAGGATTTATCGAGCTACATTGACAATTTGAGGGCAGCTAATGGTTTGACGGATCAATCCAAGTAGTACCTCTTTACCACAACGGTTTCTTGGTTGACCTTAACAACCATGGCGCACAATACCCAGCTTGCAGGGTCTAAACAGCATGGATTCAATCAATACTAAGCAGGAAGCGACACCTGGAGAAAACACGGTACGATCCCAATTGCCGAACCCAATCAACTTCGATGAGGGGGCGCTGGCAAAGCTACTGAAGACACGATTCAGTGGGGAGGAAGAAACGCCGAAGCAGCAAATCGAGGAAAACACAGAGCCCGAGTCCGCGGATGCGGAGTCTCAGGCCGAGGAAGCGGATCCTACCGCTGAACAAGAGGATAATCAGGCCGAGTCGCCTGAGGATGTTCTTTCTGATAATAAGACCGAAGACCAAGCTGAGGAGGAACCGTCTGGCTACCGTAAACGCATCGACAAGCTGACCCGTCAAAAGCGGGAGGCTTTAGAAAAAGCCGATGCGTTAGAGCGGGAGCTGAACGAGACCAAAACTAAGCTGGAGCAAAATCAGTCAGATAGGCCGGTTCCGGTGGTAAATCAAACCGATCCGTTTGCCGATGTCTGGGACGCGAAGAAACTCGATGAAGAGTGGAACAAGGCCCGAGATCTCAAACGCTGGTGCGAGGACAACATCGACGGCTGCGAAATAGGTGACAAGGAATACAGTTCTAGCGAGATCAAGCAGATCAAGCGGCGCGTTGAAGACGCGCTGGATATGCACATCCCGTCGAGAGCCCGGTTCCTGAACAACTACAAGCAGATCCAGCCTATCGCAGAGCAGATCTATCCTTTCTGGAAGGATCGAAAGAGCGCTCAGTACACCGAGGCGCAGGCAGTGTTGCGGCAGTTGCCACAGCTCTCTGCGTTACCGGAGCACCAGGTGCTTGTTGGAGATTTCCTAGAAGGAAGAAGGTTGCGAATGGAACGTGAAATGAAAAGTAAAACCCCAGTCCGTGTTCCTGTAAAAGCTCCAAGCCAGCCAGGAAAGCCCACTGCTGCTCCCGTGAAAAAGGACGCAGCCAAAGCCAACCTGCAGTTTGCTAAGTCCCGGTTTGAAAAAACAGGAGGTACGTCTGAATTGGCTCAAGTATTGAAAAGGATGCTCTGATTTATGCCACTACTGCAACCCAACCAGGGCGGATCTGTTCCGCTCGCTTCCACCTCCGCTGCTCGTGAAGATCTGGCGGACTACATTGCCATTGTCGATGCGAAATCGACCCCGTTTATTTCAATGTCTCCGAAAGGAAAAGACATTGGAAATATGCAATTTTCTTGGCTCGTAGATAATTACCTAGCCCCGAAAATGGGTGGTGTTGTTGACGGCACCGATGTGACCGTTGCCAACGCTTCTAACGCGGTGGTTTCTCGTACCCGTTTGAACAACTACGCACAGGCTTTCCGTCGAGATCTGCGTGTCGGCTTTATCGCTGAGACTCAGGACGTCGCTGGTGTGACCGATGAGTTGGCCAACGGTATTGCCAAGAAGCTCGTTGAGTTGAAGCGAGACATGGAGGCGACTTTCATGTGTGCCAATCAAGCCGCTGTTGCTGACAACGGATCAAATGCTTATTTGACCGGTTCCCTTGGTAACTGGCTTAATGCTGACAACTCTGCAAACATTGGTGCGGTCGCCTCCGGTTCGGCTTTCAAGCCGGCCTCCGGCGCTGTTATCACCACTGCTACGGCTTCGATCACCGAAACCGTCATCCAGAACGTGCTGACTGCCATTTACGGCAACACTGGCACCTTCCGCGACTACGACTGTATCTTGGGTTCCACGCTTAAGCGTGCGTTCACCAACCTGACCGTTGGTGGCCTCTCTTCTATCAACGGAGCTGGCACTACCAACACCTACACGCAGACTTCCGTCCGCACCTTCAACCAAGACCTGGCTAGCGACACATTCAAGTCTTCAATCGATATTTTCGAGGGCGACTTCGGACGGCTTATTCTGCATCCTTCCACTTTTATCGGTGCTAAGGATGGAACCGACTTTGTTTCTCAAGCCACCAAGGGCTACATCATCCCCATGGACATGGTCGAGGTGCGTTATGCCAAGTTGCCTCAGGTGAAGCAGTTGCCTGACGCCGGCGGCGGCCCTGCTCGTTTGGTTGAGGCCATTGCTGGTCTGGTTTGTAAGAACCCGTCTGGCTTTGGTTTCTTCAACGGTACAACCTAATCTTTGATTGCAAATTGGGGGAGGCTACTGGAAATTTCCGGGGGCCTCCCTTCTTTTTTAGAATGAAACCAACCGCATCTTCAGTCATCGCAAACGCTCTGGACGATCTGCCCGGAGAACTCCGCATTGCAGTCATCAAAGAGTTCCAGAAAGGCATCCAGAAGGACTGGGTGAAGGCTGGAATAGACCAGAAGCGCATCGCCAAGGATTCCCAACGAGACATACGGTCTATTGATGGCATCGGACGATTGCGGATGCGTATTGACCCAACCCTCTACCACGCCTGGGGCACTCGCCTCGGGTACGATTGCTGGAGGGATGGCCAGTTCCTGCGAGAGGTCGAGCGCGACAATCCCGAGGTGCGTGTGAAATCGGGAGGTACACGCTTGCAAGTTGGGTTTGAAGGAGCCAAAAGAAGCAGTCAGAAATTTCCATTATGAATGTTGGATCTAATCGTCAGCTCGCCGGCGAATACGGTGGCCAGTACATCTCCAGCGCATCCGGCACTGTGACCGGTAACTTCCAGTCCATCCACGCGCTTGAGATCACCATCCTCGGTGCGACCGTGTCCAACATCACCAACTTTCCCGCTGGCGTGACAATACAGGCTGGCGATGAGCTTCCGGGTGTGTGGACATCAATCGCAATTTCAAGCGGCTCTGTGGTGGCATATAACCGCAAGTACGGCTGATAATGGCACGCCTTGGACTAGGACTAGGACTCGGATCCTACCGGCGCATTGGCGCTGGTGGAGTTCCGCCTGATCCTCCCATCGAACGGCGCGACATCCTGTGCGAGAACGGCGACTACCTGGTGCAAGAAGACGGCGGTCGCCTAGTCATCACTTTCGGAACATTCGATTCTCTCCTGGCTGAAAGCGGTGAGTTTTTGGTGCAGGAGGATCTCGGTAAACTCGTCCTAGCAATTTACTAATATGGCAGACCTTAAGATTTCACAGCTCGACGCAATTACAACGCTTACCCCGGCCACCGATGTGTTGCCTGTGGTCAATGTTGGAGGCGTCACCAAGAAGATCACCACCAACCAGATCCTAGGCTCCGGCGGCACCGCCACCCTCGCCTCCGCCACCATCACCGGCGCGGCTACGGTGGGGACGACACTGGGCGTGACGGGAGCTTCTACACTCGCCTCCGCCGCCATCACCGGCGATCTGACGGTGGACACCTCGACGCTGAAGGTTGATTCGACGAACAATCGGGTGGGTATTAATTACGCTACCCCCGCTGTCGCTCTCCACCTAGGAACCACTAGTGCAACAAACAAGTTCTGCATCAACACTGCTGTTACAGGTAGTGGTGACATCCAGATGCGCCGTGGTTCGTTCATTGGTTTTTCAAATGCTGTGGATAATGCGAATTCTGAATATCTGTTCGCCAACGGTGGTGCGCTAGAGTTTGGAATCAATGCCACCACCGCCATGACCCTGAACTCTACGGGGTTGGGCGTGGGGGTTACGCCGAGTGCGTGGGGTGGCAGCAATCGTTCCGTGATTCAATTCCCCGGAGGAAATTCCATTCAGGGAAGTGGTTCTCTTGGTCTTGCTTCGTTTAATAACGCTTTTAACGACGGTACAAACGACATCTACATTGCCAATGGTGTAGCTTACAAGCACATCATCGGAACCGGATTCCAATGGTTTACCGCTCCCGCTGGAACCGCTGGTAACGCCATCAGTGGAGCAAATGCGTTCGTTCAAGCAATGACCCTCGATGCGAGTGGGAATTTGCTGGTGGGTCTTACCACAGCCGGAACCACCGCTGCAAAAACGATCCAGATCGCCAACGGAACCGCTCCTACGGCTAACGTCACTGGCGGCCAACTCTACGTTGAATCCGGTGCGCTGAAGTTCCGTGGAAGCTCTGGCACCATCACCACAATCGCAGCCGCCTAATCTAAAAGACTATGCCTACCATCCTCTGGATCATCGAACGCCTTCTCGTTAAGCCGACCGAAGGCTCCCTCACCGATGTTGTAATCACCGCCGATTGGCGCTGCAACGGCATTGAAACCATCGGCACCGGCGACGACGCAAAGACCTACAGCGGCACCTGCTACGGCTCATGCTCGTTCCAGCCGCCGTCTGGTAGCTTTACGCCATATCCTGACCTGACGCAGGAACAGGTCTTGAACTGGTGCTACGCCAATGGAGTCGATAAGACCGCCATCGAAGCGAACGTCACGCAGCAGATCAACGACCAGATCAATCCTCCGATCATCGCTCCTCCGCTGCCGTGGGTTCCGGTGCCGCCTCCGGTTAAGGTTGCGGAGCCTGTGGTTATCGCTGACGCTCCCTCCGCATGATCAAGATCGAACTCACCCAGGAGCAGGCCAATAGCCTCCTCCAACTCATCGACATCGCGGTTAAGGCTGGTGGCGTTGCTAACGCCCGTGCAGCCCTTCCGCTTGTTGACCTCATAGTCGCAGCCGCACAGCCTAAATCCGAGTAATGGAACCAACGAACAGCAGCACCAGCCCTGGACTAAGCCTAGCAGCAGCGGCAGGTGCCACCGCTGTTTCGTTTATTCCAGTGCTCACTGACTGGGTAAGGCTTATCACCGCGCTGATAGGCTTACTTTGCGCCTGTTACGGAGCGTATCGCTTATTTAAATCCAAATGAAAAACACGAAAACAACTCTCGCTGGTGTTGGTGCTATCCTCGTCGCTGTTGGTGGGGCCCTTCGGGCCACCTTCGACGCCGATCCCAGCACCAACATCGACATCGCTTCGACCATCGCAGCGGTGACCGCCGGAATCGGCCTTATCATGGCTAAGGATGCCAAGGAAGCCGAAGCTCCTAAGCCGTGAACTGGATCTATCAGATCCTCAAGGCTCTGCTGGATTTCCTCCGCGAAACACCACCCACCGATGTGCAACATGGCAAAGCACCTGATGATCTCAAGAATGATCTGGCTGGCCGTGTTGCCGATCTGCCTGGGTTGCCAGCAGACGAAGGTGGTCCTGGTCCCTTCCGGTGATCCTGTGATGCTGGCCCAGCCGGTGAAGGCCAGCGTGTACGGATTCGATTCTGATAAGAAGCTGGTGGGGCCATCTAAGGTGGTGCTGCCGGCAGGTTGGTACGTTTTACCGAAGAGCCAATGATCAACTACAAGGGAAACAAGTTCTCGGGCTATAACAAGCCCAAGGCCACCCCTGGCGAAAGCAAGAAGTCCGCGGTGCTCGCTAAGGAGGGCAATAAGGTTGCCCTAGTGCGTTTTGGCGATCCGGGCATGACCATCAAGAAGCACATCCCGGACAACAAGAAGAGCTTCAACGCCCGTCACGGCTGCGACAACCCCGGCACTAAACTCTCCGCCAAGTACTGGGCCTGCAAATCCTGGAAGTAACCAATGAGAACCGTCACCTACGACTATGTACTGCAGCGTGCCTGTGAGCTCACTGGGCGCGTTTTCTCATCGCTAACGACCGAGGAGTCTAATCTCTTCCGCACGTTCATCTCCATGTCATTACGGAGCGCCTGGGAGTGCTTCAACTGGCCCGAGCAGACCGTGTATCAGCAGGAGTATTTTGCGGCCAACTACAGCGCGGCGCAGGTCTACTCCGGTGGCATGGTGGTCTACTACCCCACCGAGCAGAAGTACTACCAGTACGTTGGGGCCATCAACTCCAACAACCCTCCGACTCTCAACGGCCCTGGAGGAACGCTGAACTCGCAGTTCTGGGCGCTGGCACAGCCGAGCTACGGCAGCACTGCGACCTGGGATACGACGACCGTCTACAACATCGGCGACATCGTGCTGTACCCTGAGGACCAGGAATACTACCAGCTCTTTGCGACTGCTTCCGCCGGAACTGTTCCCACCAACGCTTCCTTCTGGGGACAACTGAACAAGTTCCTGCGCTACATCAACCAACAGCTCAACCCAAGCGGGACTACCCGGGCTGTCGAGATTGGCGAGACATTCAGTGTATGGCCTACTGACCCCCGGATAACCTGGAGGCAGCATGAGCCAGCCTACACGCTCACCGATTACGGTATCCTGATTGGTGAGCAGCTCCCGTTTGTCTGGATTGAGTTTCGTAAGAGCCCTCCGCTGCTTTCGACTGCCGGCGAGGCTACTGCTTATGCTTTCCCCTATCGCTTCTGCGAGGTGTGTTCGTTGAAGGCTGCCGGCCAAATGCTCCGGGTAGATGGCAAGATCGACCTAGGCAACACCTTCCTTGAGCTCGGTGAGGTTGAGCTGACCAAGGAGATCGACAAGGTGGCTCTTCAAGAGAAGTATGTGCGCCAGATAATTGTCCCAGGCCGATAATATGCCCGACTTACCCGAGATCATGTCGGTCGACGATGGGTTCAAAGGTGTAATCAGCCGCCTAGATCCCGCCCAGGTGCCGGCGCAGTACGTCAGCCAGGCGATCAACCGGATCTTCCAGAATCAGCTCATCACAAACAGGTGGGGCATTGTGCAGCCTAAGTGGGGCGGTAAATGGACTACTGCAACTAGGACGGTCACGGTCACCTCAAGCTCTGCAACAGCGGTGGGAGTGAGCGGAACCACTATCCCTGCCGGATCCATCGTTTGCTCCGATCAAAGCATAAACTCATTGGTGTTCCCTAATGGAACCAGATGCATTTTGGATGACGCAAACACCAACGTCTCAATGTCGACGGCGGCAATCTCGTTTGCTGGGCCGCCGGTAAACAAAAACGTCCAATTCTACAGCTCCACAGATGCCTTCACCGACATCCTCGGTGTGCTGCCTTTCCGCGATCCTGACACCGGCTACCAAGCCCTAGTTGTGGCCACCAACGAGGCCCGTACATTGGCAACAGAAGATGGCGGTCAGGGCCGGATGTATCTGGTACGACCCAACCAGTCGGACCTGGAGATACCGATGAACGGGCACGACATCTACAGCCCGGTGCGTCTGATGCAGGCTACCAATGCGGTGGTCATGCTGCGACCCGGCAATGCCCGGTACTATTTCACCGGCGCAGACGTCAATACTGCCAACGATACGGTGACTCTCAACGTCCCGCCAGACATGGAGTCCGGTGATCGGATTGAGGTTGTTCAGGTTGGTGTGGCTCCAAACCTGTGGACTGTAACATCGACCACAGCCGGACAAGGCTTCGCGATGTTCGTAAACGTGAAGGGCGGAGGAGTCTGCACGTTACATTTATCCCAGGGAGCCGCTCAAACTGGATCATCTCCGGTTGAACTTACGTCCGGTCTCACTAGTGCCAACCGGTACTACTTTGAACTGTCGAACAACACGACTGGGTACGACGTAACGCAAGGCGTCAGCGACTTCTACAACGATGGCTTACCGTTGATAATGGAGGCCTCCTACAATGCTGGTGTGCCTGTATCGGCGCTTGATAACGGCTTCAACCGGATTGCATCGGTCAATGCTATTGTAGCGTCATCAAATACGGACGACACCATCACGGTCCCGAACCATCCTTTCGTTGCTGGTGATCAGGTGACCATCAGCAATGTATCTGCAGGTGTTGCGAACGGAATCTACTACGTCTTCCCTACTGACAAGAACTCGCTGAAGCTGTTCAGCGGATCTTCCGAGGAGCTTGATTCTCTCAACACGGCGGCTTTCCCAAACATAACAGCCACTATAGGACGCACTACGGCGACCGCTACGCTGACAATCAATGGATCTGGAACGATCACCGCGGTAAACATAACAAATGCAGGGGCGGGCTATCTCAGCGCCACGGCTACGGTCAATGCAAACGGTGGCGGTGGATCAGCAGCCAACATTACGCTGACCGTTGCAAACGGAAAGGTGACTGGGTATACCATTGTTAATGGTGGCACTGGATACTCTCCATCACTAGCAACAATCACGATCATCGTTCCGACTACAGACGGTCTGACGGCGCTTACCATTGTCAATCAAGGTGCAGGCTATCTTACCGCACCGACACTTACGCTTACTGCTGGCGCTGGAACAAATGCAAGCGCCACAGCAGCGATTGAAGACGGCAAGGTCACGTCTGTTACCATTGTAAATCCTGGGGCTAACTACACAGCAATTACGGTTTCAGCTTCAAATCCTTCGACGCTGAAAGAAATTACGTCAGACACCGTTACTGGCACGATCAAGAAGTCCTCTGCCTCCGGTGCAAACGTCCCGGCTGGCCGTGAAGGCTTATACTTTCAAAACCGCCTGCTGCTGCTCTACGGTCCCGACTACCTGGCAGTGTCTGACGTGCTGGATCCGTTGCACTACAGCCCGATCCTGAATGAGTTCAAATTGAACACCGGTGCCAATGACGCTGTGGTGGCCCTGTACCCGTTCAACACGACCACGCTGATAGTCTTCAAGGAACGCAGCATTCTTGCTGTGGAGAACCTCTACGGCGACCTGTCGACTACCCGGCTCACCGAGGTTACCCGGGAGTTTGGATGCATCAGCCAGGCGTCTATTGCGTCCACCGGGTCAGACATCGTCTTCCTTAGTCAGCGCGGTGTAATCAGTCTCAAGCAGACCGAGTTTGGCATCAGCCAGTCGGTGGTGCTGCCGTTGTCAGATCCGATTCAGGATGTCATAGAGGAGATCGACCAAGCTAACTGGAGAAAGTCATGTGGGGCCTACTACAACAACCGCTACATCCTGAGCGTCCCGGTGGAAGGTGGCGACGGGACAAACCAACGCACCCTGGTCTACAACTTCCTGAACCAAGCGTGGGAAGGATACTGGGAAGGCTCGCTGCTTGTTCCACGGTATTACACTCGTCTGGTGGTCGCTGGCACAGACACGCTCTGCTGGGCTGACAACAGCGGGTTCATCCACAACTTCGACTACCAGGCACTGCAGGACCGCAATCGTGTAGGCACGATCCAACAGATTGCCACCTCGGTCTCCTTCCGGGGCCATGCAGGTGATAACAACGTCGACCACAAGCAGTGGACCAACCTGCAGTTTGAGTTTGCCTCATGGAATCCGACTTATTCCATCACTGCCAACTTTGATGGTGTGAATGAGTCCTACCCGATTGCCACTAACGAGACCAAGAGCCGCACGGCCTACTACATTTATGGCAGCGGAACCTACGTCACCAACAACTCCGGGAACAACTTCCTCGACCCATATCGCGAGGATTACTCTACATTGCCGGGTATTCGATGTAACACTGCCGGATTCCAAGCGGGGCTTGTACAATCGTTCTCGCAGAAGGCTCGCTTGCGCCGCCACTCCATTACCATGCAGCCTGTGGTTACCACTACCACCGGTGCGTTGAACATTTACAGCGTCAAATCCATCGCAATCCCTTTCCGACTTTACGGAAAAACCGACGTCTAACCTATGCCACTCTTTGTCACCGTCACGCCAGGAACCACCGTCACCAGCTCCACCACGCTGGATGCGTCCACTCTCAACCTGCTAGGCACGCCCAGTGTCGACGTCACCGGTACGGTAGATGGCGGGTCGATAACGCTCGGAGTTCAGTCCGTACCGCTTCCTTCGTTATACGCTCAGAACGATCAGACAATAGTTGGTAATGGTGCAGGATCGAGTGCCAGCCCAGTGGCGCTTACGACGACCGACTTAGTGCTGACGGCAACGACCGTCAATATTAAGGATGGGGCTGTTACTGCGGCTAAAATAGCCACTAACACGATCACTGCCGACAAGCTGCTGCAAATTGATGGAAGCACCCCAAAGATACTGGGAAGATTTACCACGGCAGTCGGAAACATTGAGACCAACCTAAGCGTTGGATCTAACCTTACTACGACTGGGAGTACGCTGAATGCGTTGAGGCCGGCTGTTTCTTTTACAAACTACACTGATGTTGTAACTTACACGCTTCCAACAACTAGAAATGGCGCACTTGAAATAACGCAGTTAACCACATCAATTACTCCTCAAACAGCCACCTCAAAGGTATTGGTTCAATTCAATATATCATGCGAAGTTGCTATTCAATGTGGGTTTATTCTTGAGCGTGTTATTGGAGCTGCAGTTCAAGAACTTGGGATTCCGACATCAGCCGGAAGTAGAATAAACGGAATCAGGGTTCAACCAAGTGATGGGGATACAAACTCAACTCAGTCAATAGTCCCTATTATATTCGTTGATTCACCTACATCAACAGCATCCGTGTCTTACAGGGTTAAGGTATACGGAAGTGCTGCAAATGTTTTTTATTTAAATAGAACATCAAACAACACTGATAGCTCTGGTTATACCCGCGCCACCTCCCAAGTAATCCTCCAAGAGATCCTGCCTTGATCCCCCTCGTCACAGACTACCTATTGCACAAGCTCCCGGACAGCTTTCGAGGCTGGACCCGTGAGGCTGTGGAGGACTATGTGATGTTCCATGCCGAGCAGGGCACGCTCAAGGTGGCCCTGCAGGACGGGCACGTTGTCGCTGTGCTGGTAGGCTGGAGGCAGATGGGGCCGGAGCCTAAAGAGTGGACCTGGCAGAAGTCCGATCCCAATGGCGACCATTGGTACTGGCACCAGTTCGCCGCCGATTGCGCACTATTCGCAATGGCAGTGGCGGCTAAGTTCTTTCACGACGCACCGGAGTCGGCAATTCTCCCGGCTATCGGTTATCGCAACGGCAAACTAACCACCTACAAGAAAGGCTCGATGCCGATCTATAGGGCAGCATCCAAGCATTTATGACAGTCGACGCACCAGCACCACGCAACTACGCCCAAGAGACCGCGGATACGCTTCGTACCCAGCTCCAACTGGCACCGGAAAGGTATGCTGCCGAGGCTCAATTTGCCCCGAAGTATCAGGCGCTGCAGATGGACCTGCTCAACCAGGCTACGCCTGAGCTGCTGCGCCTGTACGAACAGCAGATTGCCCCCGCTATGGGCCGTACCGAGGCCGCCAGCCGTGCAGCCTCGCGTGCCGGTGACATTGCCGACATCTCCCGCCTCGGTCCCCAGGCGCGTGCTGCCATTCAAGGATTTTCCCCGGACCAGACTCGGATTGCTGACATCCTGGCTGCCAACGCTACCTCCGGTCTATTGGCCGGCAGCCAGTTGACCCCGGAGCAGCAGCGCATGGCGCAGCAGCAGTCCCGTATGGCATCTTCCGCACGTGGTATAGCTCAGAGTCCCAATGCTGCATTCCAGGAGGCGCTACGCTCCCAGATGGCAGGTGCAGGCCTTCAACAGCAGCGCCAGCAGCAGGCTATGGGCGCATTGCAAGCCGGCCAGGGTGTGTACGGTGACGTGTTCCAGCAGGTGCTTGGACGCCCGTCCCAGGCCTTTGCCGGATCTCAAGGCTTCCTAGGCCAGGCCCAGGGATTTAACCCGGGAATGTTGTTCCAGCCCGAGAGCGCTTACGCCGGCAACATCTACGGCGGCAACCAGCAGTCCCAGATGGCGGCTAATGCTGCCGGTGCATCGGCTACGTCTGGAATCATTGGAGGCATTATGGGCGGCCTCGGATCTCTCGGCGGTGGCGCTTTGGCTGGTCGCGGTCGTGGGGGCGGTTAATTTCTTAAAATTATGGCACAATACGGATACTCCGCAGGCTACCAGGGGGGCGGTCCACAGGCCGTCCCTTCTGGTTTTATCGAGGCATACGCTCAGGCTGGTAGAAATATCGGCCAAGGCGCTCAAGCCATAGGCAGTGCCATCGGCGAGTCGCTGCAGCGGTATGGGCAGAACAAAGAGGAGAACCAGTTCCTCACGTCACGCCTTGAGTCGCTGGCTCCGTATCTCCAAACCGTTGCTCAGAGCGGCAACATCATGGACAAGAACACCCCCGAGTCGAAGCTGCTCGGAGACATTGAGAAATTCTCGTCGATGTCCATACCGCAGAAGAAGGCTACGCTACTGAATGCCGAGTTCTTCCTAGATCGGGCTGACAAGGCGAAGGCTCGGGAGATGCAGGACATCCAGTCTGCAGCCGCACAGCAGCAGTTGGCTATGGGAGCGTTGCAGTTGGGCACTGCTCAACGCGAAGCTGCTGCTGCTCCGTATTTCACGCAGGCGCTTTCCGACGTCATGTCGATGCAGCCCGGTCAGGCTCCTTCCGTTCCGTACTCCAACGTGACGCAGGAGATGCTTGGAAAGTACGGCGACAAACTGACTCCGACCCAGATGCAGTCGTTGATCCCAATGATGCGCAGGATGGGGCAGTCTATTCCCGCAAACATGACTGCGCTCGGTGCGACTATCGGACCCGAGGGGACCAAAGTGGAATACGGATTGCCGGCTACGGTCACCTCTATGCCTGTCCCAGGCACTGACTACGTTCAGCCAATGATTTCAGGGAAGGCAGCCGGCGCACCAATTAAAGCTCAACCAAAGATTCAGGCCGAAATTGATAAACTTCCTGAAGCCCAGCAGAAATGGGCAAACGATACACTTAGCGATATTAATAAGAACCCGCAAATCAAGGCAGTTGGAGAACAGTTCAAGAATCTGATGGAGATAAAGGAACTGGGAACAACCCCTTCCGATGATATTGCGCTGATCTTCAAGTACATGAAGACGCTAGATCCCACTAGCGTTGTCCGTGACAACGAATTTCAAACCGTAGGAAACGCTGGAGGTCTTCCTACTCAAATTCAAAACATCTACAACAGCTATACCACCGGAAACAAGCTGACTCCTGAAATCCGGAGAGATATTAAAAAGTCTGCTGATTCAATCGTGCGTGGTTCACTCAAAGCTGTTGAGTCGACGATTAGTGATACTGTAAGTCAGGCGAAATATCGTGGAGTGCCTGAAATGCTTATCCTTCCTGAGAGCTCATTGAAGGCGTGGAGGTCAATGTCTGCTCAAAGCGCTGCGGAATCTATGCAGCGTTTCCAATCGCCCGAAGATATGCGTGCTCAAGGCATTAAGCGCGGCCTTGTTTTCAATCCTGCCACCGGAAAATACCAAGAATTTCAAGACTGACCTATGCCATTCGTTGAAGGCGGAATTGTTGTCGATGAAGAACCACAGCAACAGGCCTCGCCTCAGATGGCGCAAGGCGGTTTTGTGCAGGGAGGAATCGAAGTCGATCCAACGCCCGAGGACTCTTATAACAAGGTGCTGCAGTTTCAAGGAGCGCAGACCGACTACACTCCCAGCAAGCAAGAGTTTCTCGACTACCTGAAGGTCTCCAAGACCAAGCCACTGCTTGGCGAGAAGCCACTGGAAACCATTGGCACCGCTGCCGTCCAAACGGTGGAGGACATTGCCTCAATGCCTTACAAGCTAGGTGAGGCCATTGGGCAGTACATGGACCCTCCTGAAGGCGTCACACCGATGCAGCTTGCCGGTGGAACCGCTGCAGAAATCGCAGTCCAATCCAGGCTCAAAGCCGAGAACATGGGCCGCGGACTGATTGACACCGCGCTGAACAAGCTGTCGGACATTACCGGAAAGCTCCGCAACGACGACGACAAGTACGAGGCCTTCCTTGCTGCTGCCGAGATCAAGCGGCAGTTGGCCCGTGCCAATGCACCAGGAGACCAGCGTGTTCCTGCCTCTCAGGATGTCTTGCAGGCCTATGGCATCCCCCAGGAAGCAATCAGCCAGGAGGGCTTGGATGTCGGTGGGTTCCTTGCTGACCCGTCATCCATTGCTTTTGCCGGCGGCGGAAAGCTGGCGTCTGCATTGGCGCAGCGTGCTATCCCGCTAATCCCTCGGGCAGGTCAGATTCTCCAACGCGCTGGCGAACGCATCTCTAATCTAGGCCGCGGCCCCGAAAACATAGCAGGCAGAATCACTGCTGGCATCACCGGGTCCGAGCAAATGGGCCAAGCGGTGCAGGAAGGTATCGCCAAAGGAACCACAGGAATCACCTTGGGTGAAGCTGCTGGCCTTCCGATCACCATGAATGTTCCTGGTCTAGGAACTGTTGCTAAGACAATCACTGCAACCAAGGGCCTAGGAGGGGCCATGGAGACCGTTGGAGAAGCTGGAACTGTATCCGGTGGTCCAAGCCTTACGGCGACCCAGCGCGGCCTTCTGGGGGCTGGCGAGCGTATTGCCGCGGCTGAAGGCGCATCATCTAGGGCTCGGGCCTTAGGCACCGCTCTCGCCAGGAGCGGCCTTGAGACTCCGGTAAGGGGAGCTGCAACAATTCTTTTGCCGATGGCAGGTGCTGGCGTTGCCGGCGGTGCCCTCGCTGCATTGACCGGAGAAGAAGGGGATGCTGTTGCCGCGGCTATTGGCAGCGGTGCTGGCTTTGGCGTTTTTGACGGTGGGTTCACGCTCGCTAAGGCTGTTCAAGCCAACGCCTTCAATGGTGGGCGTGTCCGACAGACCGCGGTGGATGATCTCAACACTCGTCCCACCGACGTGCAGTTCACCTACATTGACCGTACCGGCGAGCAGACTGCGACCATCAAGGATTCCGAGGCACGCGCCACCCTGTACGGACGCCTCAACAACAAGCAGCTCACTAAGGCGCTGTCCGAGGTTGCAGGTGCTGAAGGCGCTGGAGTCGATGTCATCTTCCACACCGATGCAGACACGGTCCCTGCTGGACTGCAGAACGTGAATTATGCCGGTGTTGCAATCGGTCCCGACAACATCAAGAGCGGAAAGCCGACGATCCTGATCAATGTCGACAAGGCCAGCCCCGAAGCACTCCCGCATGAGATCCTGCACGCACGCATCACGCAGGACATGGTGAGTCAGCTTGGGGCTAAAGCCATCGACACTGCCTCTGCTGATCCCAACTTCCAGAGGCAATTCACCGACTTCGCTAACAAGTACGCCGACAAACTACAATCGGCTGGTGGGCGCGTGGTTGCTGACCGCATCCGCACTGAGCTCCGGGATGCTTTTGATCCTGCTCAACAACGGGCTCAAAAGGTTGAGTCTCTTAAACGCATCACCGATGAGTTTGCCGCGTACTACACGCAGGAAATGCTCAAAGGCAAAGACCCGAAGACGATGCTTCCGGGTCGCATTCCTTCCTTCATTGAGATGGCGCTGAACAACGCCAAGGAGGCTGTTTCGGAACGGTTCACTAGGCGTGCATTGCAGGCTGGTTTCGACCCTGTTGCCCGTACCTTCTACGACGCCAACGGACGGCGCATCAAGCTCGACTGGATGGAGGATGCCATCAAGAACCTGGTGACTCCGAAGGAAGGCTACGAGCCAACCGAGCAACGGGTCGACATCAACAAGATGACCCAGGCGCAGCAGAATGCGGTCATCATGCCCCGGGGCGACTCGGACCTGTTTATGACTGCCCCGGATGGCAGCATCGTCAGGCCGTTGTCTAAGGCGGAGATTGCAGCCCGGACTGCTGACATAGCCAACCGCACGATGCGTGTCGTCGAGTCTGTTCCTCAGGCTGAACGCACCAGCATCTCGGGCATGGATGCCTACGGAAACCCGGTCATTGAAGGAAGACTTAGCCTGGCCGAGGCCGATGCAGTATCGAAGAGCGGTATCTTCGGGCCATCCTCTTCCAGGACATTGATCGACATCGCCACCGCAATCCGGGATGGCACGCTCATGGAAGGCAGCTACTGGAAGGTCTACGGATCCACCGGGCGATCCGGCGTGTTTGGAGAGTCCCAGAAGCTGTTCCTGCCCTACGGCATCTCGATCAACAGCAAGGGCGGCGTCAACGTCAAGGTGGTCGACTGGGGCAAGGTGCAGGCCAGGATGTACAAGGCACTGAGCAAGCCGGCCTACAAGAGCCTCTTCAACAACTACGACCAGGCCATGTCCACGATGCGTGACGTGTACCTGAAGAACATTGCTGAGACCGGTGCTGTGCCTTCCGCTGAGGCGCTCGGTGGAGGCATCGAGGGCGCTAAGAAGCGCAATATGTTCAACGAGATCATGGGTGCAGTTCCCAAGAAGGGGGACGTCATGGTCAACTTCCCGACTGCCGGCTACGTCGCCAACCGTAAGGGAGGATCGGTCTATCAGGATCTGCGTCTTGAGCGCATCCAGAATGCCGACTCCACTAAGGCCAAGATCCCCTGGACAGGCGACATGGGCGAGCAGTCGAGCTACCGCCGCACTCAGCTCAACTTCATGCCTGCAGAGGCCATTGGTGAGACCAGGGTCAGCACCGATGAGAATGGCGGCTATCGAATCTTGTCGAAGAACGGAAAGTTCCGCCTGTACGGCCCCGATGGATCAACCGTTGGGATCTTCGACACTCAGGAACAAGCCAAACTCAAAGCAGAAAAAGATTATGCCACTCAAACAAGGCTACAGCCAGAAGTCCGTCAGCAGCAACGTCAAGCGGGAGATGAAGGCCGGCAAGCCACAGAAGCAGGCGGTCGCAATCGCGTTGAGCGTGGCCAAGAAGGCCAAGGCGAAGGCGGGGCGGTACGACAAGCGGATGATGTAAGGTTCATGCCCGAGGGCAAAAGTGCGGGTCTTGCTGTCTTGGACAACGAGCTGGAGCTCAACCTTTCTAAACGGCCAAAGGTCTTGGATATTGCCAACGCATTCCAAGACCGCTTTGGAAAGGCGATTGAGTATCGCAAACCCAACCCTCAGGACAACGCCAGGCTATCCAATGCACTGGTGCAAGAGATTCAGCGTGCTGTTGAGCTGCACCCCGAGGCCAAGGGATGGTACGACGAGAACATCAAGCTGACCATGGACGTCATACGGGATCTGGATCCAGATCTCGCAAAGCCAGAAAACGACTTCATCTTCAAGGTCATCCTTGCCTCCACATCAGATGGCAACAAGGTGGGACCACAGTTCCAACAGAGTTGGAAGGAGTACTCCAACTGGAAAAACACCGGCAAAATCTCCGGCGACTTTGTATCCGGTGACCGCATCGAGAACATTAAGGGCAACCTAAAGATGTTCAATGAGATGGTAAACTCCATTGGGTGGGAAAAGACCAAGGACTTCTTCACGCGCAAAGGCACCGTCAAAGAGGTTCGTCAGGCGTTAATTGACACCTTTGGATGGACCAAGAAGGAAGCGCAAGGTGTTGGTTCCTCTGAATTGACCGACGAGGTTGTTCCGTTTGCGGTGGTGCTCGGACCTAAGCTGGGTTCGTTTTTCAACAACCTGTACGGAGACTTCTCATCGGTGACCATGGACCGGTGGTTTATGCGCACCATCGGACGCCTGACAGGTACTCAGGTGGAGCCACTAGCCGGATCCAAGGTGCGTGAAATGCGCAACAACTTGCGCGATGCAGTCGCTAGACTTACCCCGTCTGAGTTTGAATTGCTTGGTATCAAGCGTGGTGACTTAAAGGGGACATCTATCGACGGCTCTGCAACGACCATATCCGGCAGGTTCGCCAAGAAATCTCTGCGAGACACGGCAAAACAGTCAGCCGAGTCCGGTCAATCCGCGCTTGAGGAAACAAGAAAATTTGCCAATGCCCTAAAAAAGGGCTTGAATCCCTTGGTCGAGGCTCCAGTTGACGGGACTCATCGACGGTGGATTCGTGAGCGTATCGCAGAAGTGCAGAAGGACTTGCGTTCCAAAGGCATTGAGCTGGAGAACGCTGACCTGCAGGCCGTGCTGTGGTATCTTGAAAAGGAACTCTATGAAAAACTCAACTATCGCAGCAAATCAGGAGAGTCAGACTATGCCTCCGCAGCCTCCTCCCTTTATCAGTCAGTGGTTGGAAGACCGTCTGACGTCTATGCAGGAGGCACAGGACGAGTTCGTGCAATCGGGGGGGATGGAGGGAGCAATGTCCTGGACGCAGCGAATGGAGGCCAAGCGCCTCGGCAAGAAGTAAGCGGCGAGCAGCGCTTCATGCCTGCCTCGGACATGGCCTCGGGCCGTAGCGTCAAGGATTACGGCGAGGCTGTGGATCTGTTTGAGAAGGGCTATCGGATCTACGGGGCTCCCTACGACGGCATGGAGGATCCCATCCGCCTGAAGAAGGTCACCGAGATCGAAAATTACGACCCAGAGAACCTGTGGGCGGTGCCCTCCAAGAAGATTGCGGCGGCCATCGGCATTCGGAATATGCCTGCCTCGGACACCGACTACCTCTCCGCGGTGAAGAAGGGCGACACAGCCACCGCCCAGCGGATGGTCGATGAGGCGGCGAAGGCGGCAGGGTACACCATCGGTCCTGTTTACCACGGGACACCTACGGGTGGGTTCAACGTGTTCGACAAGCGGATGCGCGGCGAGACCTCGGGTGTGTCCCGCCAAGCGTTCTCGTTTACCACTGACAAGAAGGCTGCTGAAAACTATTCCAAGCGCCTTGGTGACGAGGCTGTGCGATTAGACGCCGGCCTGCGCGTTGCCAACGACGCGATGCGTATGTTCGACGAGGATATAGCAGCGCAGGAATACTTCACCTCTAAGGGATACTCCTCGGTCGATGATGGAATGCTGCCCGAGTTCGACTGGGGTTCCATTGACGACGTCCCTGAGTTCATTAAGGAGCTGCGTGGTTACGCTAAAGACCTGAAGCCTATCAACAAAAGGTTGTCCGACAACTTCATTGAGGCGGCCAAGGTGATGACCTCGACAAAGGCCGCGCCCGAAGTGAAGCGGGTCTTCCTGCGCATTCCTGAAGGTGCTCCCGTATTCCAAGCTACACCGCAAACGCTTGGGCAAGTGATGTCTGGGTTCAGTGCGGAAAATCAACCTACCAAGGCTGGCATTGTCGAACTACCCGGCAACGAGCGTATCTACTACGTCGCAGATTCAAGCCAGGTCAAACTGGTTGATGCGATCACCAAGGACAACGCCGGCAACGTCATCCCCCTCTCGCAGCGGTTCAAGGCAACCTCGGAGGACATACGCTATATGCCCCAGCCCGACTCAGCCATGCCCGGGGCCTACTCGTTCCCTGGTGGCTACCGTGCCCTCCCAGGCAAGGCCAAGGGCAGCCTTCGCCTCTACGGCCCCGCAGGCAGCCTTATAGGCATCGCCAGCAGCCTTGACGAGGCGCAACGAATACTCCGACGTAAGGGCAACCGATGAGCTACGATTCACAGACCAGCACCACCCTGATCAACAAGCTCAGGAAGGACGTCGACAGCCTGACTCTTAAGGTCGCTGTCCTCACCGACAGCAAGACCTCGGGCACCAGTGGTGGCAACGGTGTGGCGACTACCTGGTCGACCCGGACGCTCAACACCATTGCCGTCGATCCCAACGGGCTGATCCTTCAGTTGGAAAGCAATACTTTCAAACTGGCTGCAGGTGCCTACCAGATCCGGGCTATGGCTGCCTTCCGCCACACTGGGCACACCAGGATGCGGATCTATGACGTCACAGCCAGCGCAGAGCCCCCCGTGGTCGATGTGGTCATCGGGTACAGCGTGTCCAGCGAGGTCTCCAACCAGGCCAACACGTACATCGACCTAAATCTCCGGGTACAGCCCCACAAGGACAACGTCTACAGGCTGGAGTACTACATCCAATCATCGGGCACTAATCACCTCGGTATTCCTACCAGCCTGGCCAACATTGATGAAATCTACGCCATCTGCGAGATCACCAGGCTAGACACTGGAATGACCAAGCCCTCCGGTGGATCGGGCATTCAGGGCGCACCTGGCCCGGCTGGACCTGTAGGCCCTGCTGGACCCCCGGGACCGGCTGGAGGCGGAACGGTTACGGACGTATCTGTGGTTACCGCAAACGGCGTGTCGGGCTCCGTAGCAACGTCCACAACAACGCCGGCCATCACTCTAGCCCTGGGAGCAATCACTCCCACCAGTGTGACTGCATCAGGTGCAATATCTGCCGGTGCTACGGTCACGGGCTCCAACCTTTCAGGCGTCAACACCGGCGACCAGGTGATCATCCTGAGCGGCGACCGGATGCTGACCGAGGGCAGCGACTTCCTGATCACCGAGTCCGGCGACTACATCCTGGAGACCGGTGACGTAACCGGGCAGGGCACAGGCCGCATCCCGGCTGTGATCACCCCGCAGGCTGTCACCTACGACAAGATGCAGTATGTGAGCGCCACTGACAGGCTGTTGGGGCGTCAATCTGCAGGGCCAGGGCTGATCGAAGAGATCACCTGCACCGCGGCAGGCCGGGCCATCCTGGACGACGCTAGTGCTGCAGATCAACGAACCACACTTGGGGCTGTCCCAGTGGGTCCGATCACGACCTCGGGCCTCACGGTGGTCACCGCTAACCGCCTGCTTGGTAGGGTCAATAGCGCGGGAGCAGTGGAGGAGATCAGTCTCGGCACCGGGATCTCGTTTGCCGGCACTGTGCTCTCAGCCACAGGCACCGGGGGGACGGTGACCGACGTCACTGTGACTCCTTCCAACGGCATCACAGCCTCGGTGGGCACTTCAACGACAACCCCGGCTATCTCGCTAGGCCTGGGAGCAATCACGCCCACCTCGGTAGCCTCCACCGGCACGGTAACAGGCACCAACATCTCCGGGACCACCTCGGGAGCAAACACCGGTGACCAGACCATCACGCTGACCGGGCCGGTGACAGGCAGCGGGACAGGTTCCTTCGCGACCACGATCACCAATGGCGCGGTGACCTACGACAAGATCCAGTCGACTTCTGCTATCAAGCGCTTGCTCGGCTCCGATGCTACGGGCAACAGCGTTCAGGAAATCATCTTGGGCTCAAACCTGGCGATGGTAGGCAACACGCTGTCGGCCTCGGCACCAGGCACGGGCACGGTGACCTCGGTCAATGCCGATGGCTCGACCACGGGCATGAGCTTCACAGGCGGCCCGATAACCACTTCGGGCACTCTGACCCTCGGCGGCACTTTGGCGCTCACCAATGGCGGCACAGGAGCCACCAGCGCTGCTGCAGCCCTTACTTCGTTGGGAGCCTATCCCGCGGCCAACCCCAGTGGGTACACCAGCAACGCCGGCACGGTCACCACGACCTCGGTGGTCACTGCAAACGGAGTCAGCGGTACGGTGGCCAATGACACCACTACCCCGGCCATCACGATTGTCCTTGGGGCCATCGTGCCCACCTCGGTGGCTGCATCGGGCACGGTCACTGGATCAAACCTGAGCGGCACGTCCTCGGGCACCAACACTGGCGACCAGACGATTACGTTGACCGGTGATGTTGGTGGGTC